AGCAGTGGTATCAACGCAGAGTACTTGCATGTTCGAGAAACCGGGCCGCAAGCCGGGCAATTTATACGCAAGGAATGGCGCGCCCGGCAGCACGGCGATATTGGCTGCCGTAATCGAAGTCTGGCCGTAATTCACGGTGATGACGTAAAGCCCCACCCAGCCCGCATCCACCGCCGGGGTGGTTTGCGCGCCGGCGGTGGCCGCAGCACCCGGCTTTACCTGCAGCTGCACGCGCTGGATGCGCTGCGTATTCTGCGCCGCGCCGGAATTGCCCGGGCCGGAATAAGCCTGCGCCGGGTTCGCCGCATTCACGTAAGGCAGCACGACGGGATCGGTATCGGTCTCAGAGAATGCGGCCTCGATCAAATAATTGACCGACTGGCCGGAACTTGCAGGTGCGGCCAGGGTAAAACTTGTCGCCTGCAAATTGATGCCGGTTTTTACGATCTGGTCGGTGACATCCGCCGCCATCGAACCATAGGAAGTTGCATCCACATCGCAGAGCTGCGTGATGCTGCCGGGCCCGATGGAAACGGTGAGCGAAGCCGGCGAGGATGGCAGGCAGGCCAGCCCGTCCACCACCGTCGCGCTGCCCAGCACGGCGGCGGTCAGCGCGGCGATGCCGATCATCGCGTTGCGGTTCGGGTACAGAATATCCGTATCCAGCGGGATGCTCGCGGGATAGACGATGTTGCGGTCCATGAATGATCCTCAGTTGGAAATTTGCGTCCAGGCGATACCGGAGGTCGGCAGAACGGCGGCGATGGTCGCGTAAATCTCGGAATCGCTGACCGTGCCTGCGAATTCCGAAACATCCGCATAGAACATCGGCCTGGTGTTGTAGCCGCCCGGGCCGCCGCCATAGCCGCCCGCATTGCTCACCGGTGCGCTGTTCGGGCGGTAGGCAGTCATAAAAAACTGGTAGGGCAGATTTGCGCTGCCATACCCCCCGGCCATATTATAGCCGGTATTCACGTTATACGCCCCGGTATCGGCGACATTCAGCGGCTCGAACACGGCAGGCTCGCGGCCAGTGAGATTGGCAAGGCGCGCGACCAGACTGGCGCGCGTCGCGCGCGGGCCGATGAGATTTTTGATGATCCTGGCGCTATAGGCGGCATCCGCCTCCCCGGCCCGGCGCGGCAATGCGCCGCCCAGATAATCAGCCGCCGCGATATCGAGAAAAATACCATTTGCCGTCGCAATCCGCGTCTGGGATTTCACATAGGCCAAAGTTGCGAAAATCCCGCTCCAGGCGCTGGCGAAGCCGGTCAGCAGCGCGTCCAGAACAGGCGTGGTGTCGGCAAACCAGCGCGCCGGCAGCACCAGTTTCAGGCGGGATACGAAATCCGCAATGCCGCCGGTCGTGCTCATGCCACGCTCACCGTACCGGCGCGCACGACGCCGAAGACCGGCGGCGCCAGATCCGCTGCCGCGCCGTTCAACAGCAGGCCGGAGAGATTGGTCACCGAGGCAGAAGCATCGTAAGCCAGCTGCGCCAGCCGCGTGTAACTCAGCGTGCCGCCGATCGGCAGGCTCGCAATATAGGCCTCCATCGCGCTCGCCACTGCGGCTACGGCCGCGCTATGGGACGTCCCCGGCGCGGTGGTGAGCGAGACCGCGACATTGGCGGTTGAAACCACCGGCCCCTGCACGGCAAAGCCGGTGCCGACGGGGCGGATGGCTTCCACCGCCTGCTGCACGGTGCCAAGCAGGCTGGCGGGCGGGTTGCCGGAGCCGTCATCGACTGTCACCACGAAAAACCCCATCTGCGTGGCGCCCGCCTGGTTGATATTCTCGTTGATCGCGTAGCTCAGCCCTTGCTGGATGCCGGCAATGGCCGAGCCGATGGCGAGATTCGTGGCACGCGAGAGGCTGGCGAGGTAGTTGCCGAACCGGCCCCGGAAAGATGCATCGCTTTCCGCATCTATACCGCCGGTCAGGGCCAAGGGATTTGTCACCGTATCCAAGCCCGGCACGGCGCTGCTCAACAGGCTGATCGCGCCTGGCTGGACATTTCCAGCGCTGCCCGCAACGCTTGCGGCGATGGCGACATTCAGATTCGCCACGCCCGATGCCAGGGTATAGCCGTTCGCCTCCGCGCTAAACGCGCCGTTCGTGGGGTCGCCGACGACCACGAAACGCTGCGTGTTGGCGGCGGTTGAAACCGCCGTGCCGACGGGAATGAAGGCGGAGATGCTCGGCGTGAAACGCGCGAACGTGACCTGCCCCGTAGCGGCCACGGCAGCCAGCCGCATGAAACCGAAATCCGCACCAAAACTATCGCAATCCGCGCCCGTGCTGGTGGCGAGCCTGGTTGTCGCCAGGCATTGCACGATCAGCCATTGCAGCCAAAGCGCCACGGAGGCATTGGCCTCCAATATCGCGCGCAAGACGGAGCCCGTGGTGAGGTCCAGCAGGCTCCGCGCGGCGCCTTGCACAGAGGCCGCCATGCCCTCCACCAGCGTGGAGAAATTCTGCAGCGATAATTGCATGAAAACCTACAAGGAAAAGGAGAGGAGGGAAGTCTGCCCGCTGGCCGCGTCGGCATAATTCACGGAGAGCATGATCGTGCCGTCATCCGCGGAATTGGCGGTGATGACGGGCACGGGTGTTGCCGCCACGCTGCTTTCCAAAAGCATTTGCGCGCGCGCCAGCCCGGCGATGGCGGAAGGCGCGCCGGGCTGGCCGACGAACTGGCCCAAGCCCGCGCCGTAGGTGAGTTGCCAGAGATAATCGCCAGGATTTGTCAGCAGCCGCCGCAACACCCGCTGCTGGGTGAGCACCGGACCTGCGCTGAGCAGCAGATCTCCCGTCGGCCCTACCGAAAGATCGCCACCGAATTGCAAAGCGAGATCGGGCATTACACGCTCACCGAAGGCAGCCCGGTTACGCCGCCTTGCGGAACGGCATGGGTGTGCGCATCATGCGCGTTGCGCAACGCGGCGAGCGTGCCATGCGCGCCGTTCTGGTCGGCAATATCGCCTGACACGACCAGATTTCCCGTGACATTTACCACAGCCGCCTGCAGCGCGATGGTTCCATCACTGTGCAATTTTAAAAAGCTCCCGCTCTGATGCTGCAACCATAACTCCCCCGCGGGCGCGGGCAGCGGCTGGTCGACAGCCGACCATACCGCGCCGACAATCACGCCCTGCTCGGCATCGCCTTCCTGCGCGATCACCAGCACCTGCGCGCCAGGCGTCAACGGCGCGGCCATGCCCCAGCCGGCGCCGACCCAGGCAGAGAGAACCGGCAGCCAGCCGCTCAGCACATTTTCTGGCTGGATCATCACGCGCGCCGCATAGGCCGAGGGATCAAAACTTGAGACCAGCCCAAATCGGGCGACGCCGGACAGGCCATCGAGCCCGCCGGCATGCGCCTTCACCATATTCCAGAATTGATCCATTTCAGCCCCTGCGAAACGTGACGAAAAAACCCGAGCGTCAGAAGATCTTCGCAAAATCCGCAAGCAACCCCGCAATGGCCGAGAGTATGCCGGTGGCCTTCGCCTGCTCGGCCGGGGCCAGCGTGGCGATGACGGGCGCCGAGGCGCTGGCCAGCGCATTTGCCGCATTCGCCGCCGTGCTCAGCGCGCTCTGATGCGCCGCGACATCGGATTCTACCGCGGCGGCCACCTCACCCGCAGCGCCAAGTCCGGCGGCAACGGCGCCTGCGATCGGGTTGCCCGTCGCCGACGCTGCAACATCTGCAACATTGGCGGCATCGTCCAAGGCCGTATTCACTTGCGTTTCAGTTGTATTGCTCATGCTACGCTCCATAAATGGCGCAACGCGCCGTTGGGTTGATAGGTGGGGTTAATGGGTGGGGTTGGATGCGGTGACGCCGGCGACAATCCCTTCGGCATCGGCGACAAGATTAACCACGCTCGCGGGCGTTTTCGTCACCAACATGTTCCGCGCATCCGAGATCGCTTTTTCCAGCTGGGACACCGTCACGCTGTTATCGGGCTGTAAAATCGCGGCCAGGCCGATCACCAGGCCCAGCAAATCCGCTGCTGGCGGTATATGATGCGTGACGATGTATTGCATCAGCGCCGTCACCGCCGTGGCCAGCCATGCCGAAAGACCGGCACGGTTGGATGGCGATTCAAAAAAGCTCTTGAGCATGAAGCCTCCTGTTTTAACGAATTCCGGTATTGGCGGCGCTCATCAGGCGATCGCGTAAGCCCGGACGGTTTGTAGAAAGCCGGATTTTGCCTCCAGCATTCGCGCCATCGCGACCACCAGATAATTCTGGTCGAGCGGCGATTGCGTCCCGCTCAGCGCCAGCGCCATGCCGGGCATTAATGTCGTATCCGCCGGCATCGTCCCCAGCAGCATCGTCCCGTGCTGGCGGATCGAAGCGAGATGATTCGCCGCAAATGCCTTTGCCTGCGCCGCCGTTAGGTTCGGGCGAATGAGCGTCGTCGAGGGCCCATTGCCTTGCACCTCTGCCGAGGCCGCCTTGCTGCGCGTGTTCCAGGACTTCACCACGGCCCGTGTCGGCAAGCTCGCCGCAATGTCGATCGACAGCGATATAAAATTCTGGGGGCTTACAGATACCGAAGCCGCGCTGGGATAGGGGCCGAAATTCAGTGTCGTTCCCGTCACCGATAGCGAAAAATTCTCCGCCTGCGCCAAGGAACATAGCAAATTCCATTCCGTGGTCATTCTGGAATGCAAGCCCAACGCATTGCGCGCATGGTCCAGCTCGTAATACTGTCCAACCTGGGTTGCCGTCGGCGTCACGTTCGCTGCGAGTTGATGGCGTCCGGCTAAAGTCGTCGCAATCTGGCTGGCTGTCTGGTTCGCAAAGGTCTCCGATATCTCGCTGTCGATCAGCTTTGCCGATAAATCCCGGCCCGATAGAACCGCAAGATTTTCGGAAAACTGGATCTCGATATTGTCGATCTGCCCGATCAGCAGAACGGCGAATCCCATCCCGTTCAGCGCGGCTTCGATGGTGATCGTCTGCAACCCCAATGCGGCAAAATACCCCGCTGTGGCGAACGCCGCCGCACCCATGCCAAAGCCGAGCTGGAAACGATCCGCCGAAAAATAACCCACGGATTCGATTTTGAGCGACACCGCGCCGGGGATGACGACACCGCCCACCGTCACACGCAGGCTTGGTTGTTCAAACGGCAATGCCGCCCCCCGCAGATGCGTCGACCGGCGGAATCACCAAGGTATTCACCCCCTGCAATACGGGGTCGGACAAGTTATTGAGCTGCGCGATTCGAATCCATTGCGTCGCATCGCCAAGATATTTCGCCGCCAGCTCAAAGAGATGACCCCCCGCGACCGTGATACGCTGACCGTCCATCATAACGCATCCTCCAGATTCCGCGCGGCGCGATTCACATAGCCGCTCATGCCAGTCAGCGCGGCCAGTTGCGACGATGCTGTGCCAAGTCCATTCACCGCTGAAACACCTGCCCCCGCATCCGCCGCGCCATTCAGCGCGCCTGCACTTCCGCTGAGCGCCGCGCCACTCGTTGCAACGGCATTGCCCAACAATCCTTGAACGGCGGAAAACCCTGCAAGCGCCGAGGCGCTCAATCCGCTCACCGAGACGCCCGCCTGCATGCTGAGCGCACTCGCCACGCTGAGATCGTTACCCACCAAATCGGCAACGGGCGATGCCAGCACAGCCAGAGCGGCCACAGGATCGCTCACCACGAGGCAGCTGATCGAAAATGGGATCAAATTCGGCTTGCGATATTCCGCCGAAAACGCCTCAATCACCACCGTATAAAAGAACCCGTCCCAAACCAGCGGCAATGCGGCGCCCAGCGCGCGCGCCGCGTCGAGCAACTGCGCCCGGCTCACCGCATCACTGCCTGAGAAAATACCGGAGAAGGAGATCTCGCCGTCATCAATCCCCAACGCCGCCACAACGCGCCCGCCGCCGATCAAATTCTGTACGGCCACGCGCTGTTTGCCGCCGAAGGAAATTTTTTCAGGCACTTCCATATCCTGGAACGGCACGCCGCCCAGAGTCAGAATTACATTGCTCATGCAAACCTCAACCGGGGAGTTTTACGCCTGCCCAGGCGGGGGTAAGCCGGGGATCGAACGCCGTCATTCCGGCAGGCGGCAATCGCGCCTGGCGTATCAAATAGGCTTCAAAACCGTTATCGAACGCCGCAGCGGACGCCACGGCGCGTTTTCTTGTATCTGAAATTTTATCGGCCGCCGAACAATGCTCATTTCCAGCGCCATGATGCACCGAACCGAACGCGATGGAACCGGCCTCGGCATGATCGGGCGTTGAACTTCGCCGGGCCATTGCACCTGCACGCGTTGCCATGATTCCAGAAGGTGCAACGCTTCCAATGCTGCGTTGAGGCGTTGCCATATCGGGTTCACCGCCAATCCGCATCAGCTGCGCATGGCTTAACCCGACTTCCGCATGATCCGCTTCCCGCCTGTAGAGATCACGCATATCCCGTATGGCGGACATCCATGCGCCAGGCCGAATTTGGCTTTCACCCGTTTGAGCGAATGCGCCCCGACCCTCCCCCAACGCGCGCTGGAAACTTCCCAACCGTTTCAAAACACCGTCAAATGATCCGATGGAAGACGACGGACGAAGATCGTCATCCGCTCCACCGGGCATCGCCTGCGCGCCACGGTACGCGATGTGCCGTCCGCCTGCCGCGTAAGGCGCTACCGATAATCCCAGCCTGCCAAGGGCCGAGCCAAGACCGTCGAGCGGTGTAAGCACCGAACTCGCGAATATCTCTAAAGTATCCAGAAAATTTTTTGATGATCGCGGATGCTCGAGCACGGTTTCCGGCCCCACGAAGACCGCGCCGGAATGATCCAAGGACGCATTCTCAACGATGCCGCTTGCATCATCCCCAGGCTCGCCCCCGGAACGCATATCCCTCATATTCGAACCTCTTCGTACTGCAAGAACCTGGATCATCCCATCGCCGGGTCGTCCTCCCAGGCAAGTCGTTTCCAATCGAAGCGCAGCCCATCCAGCGTGCCGAAAGTCACGACATACGCCATCCGTTCCGCCTCATCCAAACCATAGGCGATATCGTAAGGCACCCCGCATCGGACCAGATACAAACAATCCGCCAATTCAGGGTGCCGCGCTAGTTTCCCGCTTCGGCCACCACGTTCTCGGAGCACCCTTGGGCAAGGCTCAGCCCCACCGCCTCCACGCCATCCTCACCCAAACGTTCCAGCAATGCCTCTACATTGGCCTCGCTTGACGGAAACGGTACCGGCACGTCATCAATCATCGCCACCGAAGCGGCAATTTTCGCCAAGCCCAGATAAGGCGTGATTTCCGAGAGTCGCGGGCCCAACGCCTTGAACAACCGCAGTTGCTCCAGCACGCCAACGCGGCGAAGCTCAATCTTCCGCCCCGCTTTATCGGTTACAACGTCGCTCATGACACGCTCGTGCGGCCAGAAGCATAAAAATCCAGCCGCTGCGTCACCGGCGCATCGCCTTTATACGACCCTGAAGACGTTAGCTTAAATACCACTCCGTTAAACTGATAGGTCGAGGTCGAACCATCCGGCTCATTCACATATTGGTATAACGTCCCGGCACCGATCGACTGCCCGGCGAGATACGCCGCCTCAATCTGCGCGATGAAATCATCCACGGCAGAAGACCCGCGATCCAGCGAGAATGTGCCCGCCCAGCCCTTCGGCAATTCCGCGCCAAGCTGCACGCCATCCAGCCGGTCCACCCGCACCGCAATCGTCAGCTGATGCGCCTCGAACCCCGTCACATGCGCGAGATCAACGCGGCCGAACGGCCCCATCACCACAATCTGACAATCGCTGCCAACCGAAAACGTGTTATACGGCATGTTATTTCCTCCGCTATCAGCCGTTCGCCGGAACGGTCTGCACGCTCACCTGCACCGTCTGGCCACCCTGAACATTCACGATGAACTTCTCGTTGATCGCCTGGTACTGCACCTGCACATCCGCCTGCACATAGCCGAGCCCGGTCCGGCTCGGCGGGTTGTTGCTCGCATCGCACACCACCGCAAAGGGCAGTGCATTCGTCGTGCCGCCCAGCATCCCCTGGGAGAGCAGCCCGTTCAAAAAAGCCAGCAGCGTGGCGCGGATATTCTGAAAGAGCGAGGCATTGACCAGCTGCCCGACATAGGCGCCCATGCCGCTCGCCAGCGTGCTCGCGATATAATTTGTCAGCCGCGTATAATTATCGCCGTTTGTGGCAGCATTCGAGGATGAATTATGCCCGCCCCGCACGCCCCAATACGAACCGCCGGGCTGCGGATTCGCGATCACATCAATGCCTGCGCTCAACAGCGTGGAGAGATCCGCCGTCGCATAGGTCGTCGTCGTCCCCGCACCCGGCTCGCCTGATTTCTGCGTACCGATCACGCCGTAAAGCGGCTTGTTCAACGAGGATTGCTCGGGCGAAAGATTGGCCAGCCGCCCCGCCACAAAACCCTGCGGCGAGACAAGCCGGATGAGCGCGTTCGCCTGGTCGGACCAATAGACCCAATCGCCGAACATCAGCTTGGCCGCATAGCTGTCCACGCCTGCCTCCGCCTTCGTCGTCACCGCATTCGCAATCGTATCGCCCGCCGGCGCGGTGAGAATCATATACACGCTCTCGGACAAGCCAAACGCCGTCTGCACGCTCCATTGCGTCGGGTCGTCCGCGTCGGCCAACAGCGCAATCGCGCAGCCCTGCGAGCGCAAGGCATACATCCCTGAACGCGGCAGCGAGTCACTTCCGACCAACGCCGCCGCGGTCACCCCGCCGGCGCCGTCGCTGCCCGGCGTACCGGCAGCGAATGCAAATACGCCAGCCACCGGCATCGTCGCTCCTGAGAGTGTCGTCGCGACCACGAGCTGCGATGGCCCGCGCAAGGGGCCGTTCCCATAATTCACCGCATTGGCAAGATTGGTCCAGAAACTCGATCCGGCACCGCTGATATTGTCGAATATTTCAGGGCTGATGCCGGGCAGCGAGACCGTGAGCCGCCAGCTGCTGACGGCCGAGCCCGCAGAGAAGGTCAAGCTAAGCTGCGTCCCAAGGCTGCCCGTGTAGAGCGCGGTAAAGGTGATCCCACCCAGCACCGTGAGCGAGGCCGCCGTGTCCGTCCCATCCGTCACGCGCACGCACACGAAATTCCAGCCCCTTGCTGCACCGCGGTCGCCACCTGCGTTCCCATATCGTATTTGCGCGGCATCACCGCACCAAAACTTCGCGCATAATCGCCCATGGTACCAAGAAGCGTTGGCTCGCCCACCGGCCCCCAGCTCGCCGTACCCACCACGCCCAAAACATCCGTCGGCACGCCATTCAGCAACAGCGTCTGCGGCGGCACAATCTGCACATACAAATCGGGCACAATCAGCGCGGTCGTGTTTATCGCACCTTGTTGCATAACGGGCATGGCTCAGCCCTCCTTCGGCGTGATGCGGACCACAAAACGCGCCTGCGGTCCGGCGAGGATGTTCTCCACCGCCGGTACGTCGGTAATCAGGTCGCCGCGCTTGTACTGCCGCGAACGGTTTCAGCACCACCAGATGAAATATCATCGAATTTCCTTTAAGCTTGAAGATTTTTGAGCAAGACGCCTTGGACAGAAACACGCGCCGTTCCAAACAGCATCGCTGGCGTCATCTGCGCCAGAGTCGTGGGATATTCCGCGCTATAGGTCAGGTCCCGCCGGTACAGGCTTGCATCGGCCGTACCATCCTGTGCCGCGCTGGCCACAAAAACCAGCCGCGCCGAGGCGCCATCCGCAAGTGGAATGAAGGTGAGGTCGGCCAGCGCCAAATCGATCACCGGCGCCACCGCGTCGCGCGATGCAGGGTCCGGACACCAGATCGAGATTTTGAATAATTGCACCTGGCGCTTGATCTCCTGGAGCGCACCCGCACCATAGACCACCCTCGCATCAAATCGCTCCGCGCCCGGTACGCCGACGGTCGTACCCGCATATTCCACCAGCCATCCAGCTTCCCGCAACATCGCGGCCAGGTTGCTTGCAACTGTCGCTGCGCTGTCATTCACCTGCACCGCATAGGGGTACACGGCGTCGTTCACTACCACCCCGGCCAGTTGGCCAACCGCGCAGCCGCCTGAAAACGTCGCCGAATTATTGGAGACGCTGACGACAAGCGTCGAAGCAACGGGTGCCACGGAGACCCAGCGCCGCGGATAACGCGTCACATTCTTCAAAGGCCCCTCCTCAGCCGGCGCCACGGAAACATTGACGACGCCCGCAGCCAAATCGGCATCCAACGCCGGCGCATTTGGGATATCCCGCGATAAATCGCGGCAGGCATTGCCGATGGCACTTTCCGCGGCCGTCCCGTTCGGATACAGCGCATTCGCCGCAATGGCCGCCAGCGCCGTCTCCACATCCGCTTGGTCGGCCATCAGCTCACCGCCTGCACCAGAGATAAGCCGCCAAACGAAGCCAAACTGTTCAACCGCCGTCACCACAAACCGTCGCCCCGAGCATTGGTCACCAAATCCGCCACACGCGGCTGCACGCCCGTCACCGCCGGCAGCATCGCTGTAAAACCGGGCAGCTTCGTATCATCCGGCAAACCGGCTTTGGTACGGTCATCCAACCCCGCCCACCAGCAGGCTTGCCGGAAACCCGGCGACCAGCAATGACCGTCTCAGTTGCCGGCAGCACCGCGCCATACTGGTTCAAGCCCGCCAGCACCGGTGCCGCGGGCCGCGCCATGCTCCACCACCGCATTCGTCATCACCACCAGCATCGGCTTCGGCGGCTCAATCGCGGCGACGAACACCGTGCCTTCCGGCCCCGCCAGATAATCGCCGGCCTGCAGATAACTCCAATCCGCCCAGGCCTGCCGGAACGGCACACCAAAGCCGCTCGGCGCCGCCACGGAACCGCCGGCAGCACATGCGAAGGCGACGCATAGCCGCAGGAACCGGTTGCCAAGCGTCCAAGGGCGCCGCAGGGCCGTCTGGCCGGTAAGCATCATGCAAAAACCCAACTCGCCGCGCCGCAACCCGCCCCATAGGCCAGCCGGTCCGCCAATCGCACGCCATCCATCTCACACCACCAGCGTCATGCCGGCCTGCGCCAATGCCGGCCCCGGCGGCACGCCGAGAAACCCGCATAACCGCCGCCGCCAGCTATCGAACAGATTGGTCCTGTCGCGCATCTCATCCGCGTTATGCGTCCAGGCCGCTGCCGCCTCGGTATCGAGATTCTCGGATGTTCCGCGGTATCGCGCCTCAGTGTTGCGAGTGTCGAGAGATATTGCAGCGTCACAGCCAACTCGGCCGGCGCCAGATTATTCAACCGATATTCCAGCGTGCCGTAAGCCTGGAAAAACCGCCACCCGTTGAACCCGGATGCTCCAGCGCCATAGGCGGGATAGCCGCAGAACCTGCGAATATCCGCCTTCTGGCCGTCGGTGAAACACAGCGCAGCACTGCCTGACATTTCAGTACGTATCCCCATCGCCGAGGGTGAAATACACCGTGCCGGTGCCCGCACTCAGAACCACCGCCGCAAAGCTCACGAACGGCCGCCGCCCACGAGCATCCGCGCACCCGGCGGTACCGGCGTGTCGGATGTCGTGGCGCTCAGCCCGGTGGCACCGCCCAAGCGGAAAAAAGCCGTGGCGCTGCTTGCATTATAAACCAGCACGGCACTCCCCCCGCCCGCCAGAGCAATCGTCCTCACCGTGGTGGAGGCCGCAGCACTCGCCGTGCCTGCGGGGCGGAATGGTTGCGTAGAACCTGTTGACATGTTCGGCGCTCCTTAACCGATATGCTCAATCATCACCGCGCGCTTGTAATTGGCATTGGTCGCGGTCGGCACAGTCAACGGCGTCGTCGTGGTATCGGAAGGCGCGCAGAATCCGCCGATCCAATACCAGCTCTGCGCGATGATCTGCTGTAGCCGGTCAATCGGCTCGCGCGTCACCATCGCCACATTATCGATCACATTCACCAGGCTATCCTTCGGCGCCACATCATCCGCCGCCATGCCCGCGAAATCGCCCTCGATCAGCGCACCCTGCCCGCAAACGATGGGCCTTCGCACATAGAGATTTTGAATGCTCGGATGGTTCTGCACATAGGCTTCCGTCGTGGTGATGAACCGAAGCCCCAGGAAATCGCTGACCATCCCCTGGCGAAACACCGGGTTGGACGATGTCGCGCCCTGAAAAAGCTGCTTGAAATCCGGGTCCGAGAAAAGCTGCCGCGCCGAGACGGGATCGAGATAGCAATTATACACGCCATCCACGAGCGGCACCGCATTGCGCCGCAACAGCGCCACGGCATCCAGCAGATTGCCCATCGTCAGCGTATCCGTCGCCTGCAACCCGGCCGTACGTGCTCCGGCCCGCCGGCCGCACGATGGAACTTGCGGTTGCCGCCTGCACCGCATTCCCTGCCGTGCCATCCGCAACGCTCACATTCCCTGAGAACAACAACTGCCCGGAAACGCCATTCGGCGCCGTCGAGACATTCGTCGCATCCGGCGTCACGCCGACCAGCGTGTAGAGCGTGGCGCCAACGGTCACCGATAGCGGATATGTGGCCGACACATTCTGCTGTACGCCATTCGAAAACACCGTTTGGAAACCACGAATATCATCGACTTCCACACTGGCCCCGGCAGTGCCGAGCGTGGTACTCACCCGCGTATTGCCGCCGAAATACGGCGCAAACAACGCATTGCGCGCCAACTCGTCCAGGCTGCGCGCCGCCTGCTCGCCATTGGTAAAGGCATTCTGCAAAAACTGGCTCGCAATCCCAACACGGCTGGTCACCATGTTCAAATCCTGCGTCGCCGCATAAAAATTCAGCGAGATCGTATACTGCTCCACCCCCCAATTGGTGGATGTTAGCCCATTATCCAGATTGGTGTTATTCGCCGCTGCCAGCGGCGTGGTTACGCTCGGCTTCAACCCGGCGCGTGTCTTGGTCAGCGTCTCGCCAATTCCAACGGCAAACTCCTCGCGGTCGGCGATCAGCCGATAGCCGAGGCGGGATTTAAGCGCGGTCTCAAACTCTCGGTCCAGAAACCCTGCTGAATAATCGGCTGCAGCGCGGCTGGAAAATTCTGTATACCCATCGGCAAAACCCTTTATGTTATGGCGTGATTCAACGACGGCCAAAGGGCATTGCCCCATGGACATTCAAACGGCCGGATGTTCGGAAGATGAAACTTTGTTGCTAACGCCGGCGCAGCAACGCGCCCGCGCCGGCCAGCCATTCCTCATGGCTTAACTCATTGGCATGGCGATGCCGCGGCGGCTCCGGCCGCGGCGGATTGGCCGCGGAGGATGACGACGCCGCATTGCCGAACAACCACGGCTTGGCGCGCTTCAACCGGGCCAGCAGATTCGCGGCATCGGCCACCTCGCCGCTCTCCGTCAGCTTCACCTCGTCGAGATTCAGCAGCTTCAACCCGTCGAGATCCACCATTCCGGCGCGCACCGCTTCGGCCTTCAGCTCCGCGCGGATGAGCCGCGCTTGTGCCTCCGCCTGCGCCAGGCTCAACGCAGCCTCGGCCGTCTCTGCCCGTGCGCTGCCAGTCTTCGGACTCATTCACATCATCGGTCATGGCTGCATCCTGTCAATCGCATTCAATTCGGCTTCAACATCCGAAACGCCTGTGCGACGCGGCGATTGTTTTCACGGCCGATTCACGCGAGAGCTGTCCCGCACTTGTGAGCGTCGCCACCGCCTGCGCCTCTTTCAGCCGGTCATCTGCCGAAAGCGGATACCAGCGCGGCCAGCGCAAACTTAGCCGCTGCGCATATCCAAAGGCGGCAATGCTCCCATCACCACGGTCAACGGAAATATTTGCGAGGCGCAAACGACCATTTTCATCAGCGCCAAGCACCCGCCATCGCCATAGGAAATGCGCAGATTATCCGCGAGCCAGATCAGGCCCTGGTTCATCAGCTCCAGCGCCCGGCCAGATTGCGCAGCGGTCAACCGGTCGGCACTCGCCCGGTTGCCATGCACGCTCTCCAGCGCAAATTCACGCAGCGTGCGAACATAGGAAATCACCGCCTCGCACGCCGTGCCCCCAATCTCCAGCAGCTTCGCATCGCCCTTCTCGAGACGACCAAAGCATTCCCAGCACCTTTGACAATCTCCGAATCGCTCGTCGCCGGCTCCTTAATCAGCAGCGTCGGGTCAGAACTATATTTAAGCCCCCGTCCCGCCTGGCTCAGCTGATAATCAATCTCGATATTCGTCTCAATCGCCGCGCGGAACGTACACGCCCCGTCCACGCCATCGCCGCCGGGCAAATTCCGAATCCACACGATCGGCACAAACCCCAGCCCATGCGTCACGCTGCTGGCATCATCGCGAACCGGCCCCGCCATCGGGTCATTCACCGCCCAGGGCAAATACCAGGTCTCGGCATTTTCATCCCAAACACGCTGAAACCAATAGACGGTTCCCGCATCAACGCCCTCATAGCCCTGCGCCGTGAGGTCCGCGCCCCCGAAACCTTATATTTCTCCGTCATCCGGCTCAGCGTATCCGGTGCCAGCGCGTTCCAAACGGGCGTCAGATAACAGGCTCTCCAACACGGAAAAAAACACCCGCCCCAGCAACACCCGCATCAACACCGCAACCGACCCGACCGATCCACGGATCGCGGCGTCGATCATCACCTCATTCAGCCGGGTCTCGGTCATTACATCGGCCAGATGCCTCGCCTGCGCCAGATCCGCGCATTCCACCGCCGGAAAATGTGCCGCGCTGAACAGCAGCGCCACGGAATCCTCCACCACCACGCGGCAAAGCCCATAACGCACGGAAGGCCGGCGCATTCGCAGCGGGATATATTCACCCGCCCCATTGCGCTCCTCATGGAACTGATAAGGCAGGTTATCATAAATCGTCCCATCCAGGACGCGCCTAAGAATATCCAGCCTTGCCACGCGTGCCGGCATCGCGGCATCCCTCGGCACCGAGTCACAAATCGTCTCGAACATTCAGCCTCACCGTTCAGAATTTGTGTTACCGCGCGAGCAGCGCCACGGTCATCCGCCGCGCCGCCTGCGCGCCCGTTGTCGCCAGCGTATTCACCGCGCGCGAGAGCGCATCCACCTGATCATCCTTCGCGGAATCCGGAAACGCGCTGATCTCAGACAAAAAATTCTCATTCCAGGGTGCCGCCAACACGCTGATATTCCCCGCATCCACCTGCGTCGCTGCGGGCATCGCCCGTGTCACCTTGGGCCCCGTCTCAGGCGTCGCCACAATATGGAACCCCACGAGATGCCTGCTCAACATCGCAATCTGCGCCGCGCCCGCCTGCCCTGGGTCCTGCGGCAGAGAAATCACCGTGCACAAACCATCCGCCTTCGCCGTCGCCAGTATCCTCGCCTCCACCTGCGCCGGTGCGCCCTGAAACCGCACGACATCCAGCACCACAAGCTGGCTTGCCGCCGTTTCACCCAGCTTCAGCCCAACCGTATAATCAGGATTCCGCCCCGCAACCGGCAGGGTCGCGGGCCAGATCCCACGCTCGAACGCTCCGAAGGCAAACCGGCGCCTCCGCCAGTACGTGAATCTTCCCAGCCGTGAACAAGGCCGCTTCCGGCGGCCTCGGGTCCTGCTGATACATCGCGGCAAAGGCGCGCTCGCCAACCTCGGCCCGCCGCCGCCCTATCGCCGCCTCATCCTGCCATTCGGGCCACAGCACCTCGCCCGGTCGCCGTCCCAGCGCATCCGCCTCCCCCGCAATCGCAGGCAGTTTTAAGCAGGACCAGGCCCGCTCCGTCGCAAGCAGCCTCGCCGCCAGATCATCCTGGTGCCAGCGCGTCATAATCAGCACAATCCGCCCGCCCGGTTTCAACCGAGCCGAAAGCTCGGCCCGATACCAGTCATACAGCGCATCGCGCATCGTCTGGCTTTCCGCATCGGCCCAGGATTTTACCGGATCATCGATCACAATCAAATCCGCACGCCGCCCCGTAATCGGCCCGCGCACCCCCGCCGCGAAATACTCGCCCCCTTCCCGCACCGAAAACCTGGCAGAAGCCCGGCTCTCCGGTGTCAGTTTCAGCCCCAGCAGCTCGCCGTGTTCAACCACCGTGCTCCGAACATGCCGCCCAAAATAATCCGCCAGTGAGGCGGTGTGCGCCGTCGCGATAATCTGGCTCTCCTTGTGCAGCCCCAGAAAATACGCTGGAAATAAAACCGAACCATAGGTAGACTTTGCAGAACCCGGCGGCATCTGAACCATCAGCCGGTCGCAGCTTCCGTCCGCAACCTCCTCTAACTTCGCGATCAACAATTCATGATGCCGAGCCGGCGCTTTAGAGAGACGTGCCATCGCATGACGGGCAAAGCCCAAAAAGCCCGCCTTGCCGCTCATTGATTTTAATGCCGTACCCTTCGGTGCGCGTCAGTCATCAGTATGCCAAGATGTATATGCCAAAACGGGGCATATGGGCAAGCATAAAATAACGTTTAGTTATAAAAAATAACTTAAGAACGACGTGTGCCTAAAACCCATAAGCCAGGCCGAATATCGAGTTGACCTGCAAGCTAGTGCTGAGCGGCTCATACCCGCCCGCCGCGTCGGGTTTGGAACCGGTATAGCCATAATGGGTAAGTCCGAGCCCAGCGAAAGCGTGCCAGGAATCATCCAGGCGGTAATCCGCGTCCAGCGAAACCCGCTCCTCGGCGCTGGTCCCAAAGTCGCCAGAAAAATTCTCTACCGGCACGGACACGCTGCCGCCAATCACGGCAAATCCCTCTGCAGCGGCACTCACCACCAAAAGCGGCGTCGCCGCCACGTCGAGCTTGATGCCCCCGCCCAGCATTCCCGCCTGATAATACTCGCCATACCCGTCAGGCCCGCCGACATTACGGTACCAATTCTGGTACCCACCAGCCGCATAGGGAATCACCTCCACGCCCTCGCCCACCGGCCGTCCGAGGCCGAGCCTTACGATGGCGGTATTGAAGTAGCTGGTATCGGATGCGTCGTAGGGTGTATTTTGCCCATCCTGTAAATTTCCGCGATATCTCAGCAATCCGGCGGAAAAATTATAGCTGACGCTGGCATAAAGATCGGGCCAGCCGAACTGTCCGGGGATCGTAGGCGTCAACGCGCTTACCCCGCCCTCAAGCCCCAATAACGCCCCGGATTCGGTGTCCTGCGGGTCGATATTCTCCTCATAGCCTGCATAGCCCGCGGTCACGCCGATATGGACCGTGGTTTCGGCCGCGCTGATCGCGGGCGCCGCAGCGCAGGCGGGCAGCACTGCGGCCAGTGCCACCATGCCTCCCCACAGCGCTGCGCTACCCCATCCCAACCGCCTAGTCTCCGCTAAAAACCAAGCTGTTTCGTAACAAAACGGAAAGCCTGCAAACAGCGTAAAAATGTCACAGTTCGATGCATTCGCGCCTCGGTTTCGCCATGTTCCACGGCCAATCCTAACGCCAGACGGCAAAGGATTGATTTCCAACCCGTCCGGACCGAGTTTGTTATTTTGAAAAGGACGCCTAACTATCCTCACAATCACGAGAGAAGGATTAGACCCAATGCGACGCATCATCCCAGCCGCTGCCGGATGGGTTGCCCTGGCGATCACCCTGACAGGCTGCATCGTCGCCCCGGCGCCGCGCCCCCGGCCAGTCGCCTATTACCCGCCGGCCACCTATTACCGCCCGCCGCCACCCGTGTATTATCGCCCGCCGCCGGTCTATTACCGCCCGCCGCCGCCGCGGCCGCCAGGCGTATCCATCGGCGTTAACATCAATTAAACGAATTGAGCGCAGAGCGCTGCGGCAATCAGGCGAACCGCCTGCCCGTGCCAGCGCTGGACCGTTTTATGGTCCGTCCCCAACAGCGTCGCCAACCGGCGCCAGGAGTATAAATGCCGCCGCGTCAGCGGGTGCACCAAGGCGCGTGCCCCAATGATGCGGCGCAGCATGTATTTCTCTTCCGGTATCAGCGCCAGCCAGCCGAAGGTTTCATCCATCAGGCTGATCTCGCCCGCACTCGGCATCGGCGGCAGCGCAGCCGCCCGTCCCCAGCCATAAGCCTCCAGCGCGGTATGCACGACATCAAATTTCATCTGCCGCAACTGCGTTGAATATCCGCGTGCCGGCAGCGCCACCAGCGTGGCACCCGCGGCCTCCAGCCGGCGCACAACCTCCTCCGCGCTCAGCTTCTGCGCCGGCGGTAATCGCTTCGCCGCCGCAATCACATTCACGCCGGAGGAAAGTACCTCCTTGGGCTTTAAAACGCGCACGATCGTGTTCATGAAGACTCTCCTTCCGGATAGGGTTCATCCGACAACAAACCCCAGGTTAGCGGATGCCCGGCCCGCAACGCACCGCGATTTGGGTCCTCCGATACAACCTCACGGCTCACCGGCGCCGCAACTTTAACAGGCGCAAATGCGCGCAAACGCCGTCCACGCTCGATCACCGTATTTCGGGATAGTCCAAGCGTACGGCCAATCTCCGCCCATGTCGCACCAACACCGCGCATCCGGCAGATCGTAAAATCCGCAGCCTCCGTCCATTTTCTTGCCTCGGGCATCGCCAGCTCCTGCATCGGTGCCTTTTTGTTAGTATAACTAACCTTTTGCGTCAAGAAATACTAACGTGGCGTTGCGGACCTCAGCGTGTTAGAATGCGATATGGCATCAAAAAAGCAGCCCCCCGCCGAGACTGTCGGCGCCCGGATCAGAGCCCTTCGGCTTGCCGCCAATCTCACGCAGGACGAATTCGCGGCAAAATTGAACGTCTCCCGCTCTGCCATCGCGCAATGGGAGACGGATCGCGCCGGACAGGTGCGCGACAATATGGAACGCATCGCCAAAGTTCTGAACACATCCCTCGGCTATCTCGTCTCGGGCGAAACCGGATCGTTGCTGGGCGATGAGCTTGCCCTAATGCGGCTCTACCGCGCTTGTTCGACCGAAGACCGCCGCATGCTGCTTCTCACCGCAAGGCGTCTTGCGCGCAGCTAA